ACGGGATGCACCAGCCGAGCTACTTTGCCGCCACCTACGAGTTCCTGAGCGACGACCATTCCTGCGAAGGACTCATCGGGCTGAACGCGGTCAGCGAGATCGCATTCGAGGACGACGGGCACGCGATCGCTTGGGCGATGCAGCACTGAGGAAACCAAAAACAGGGAGAACAGCCCGCAAGGGCTGTGTCTCGTTCACAAAAGACCACAGGGTCTTATTTTTTTGCTCTGAAAAGGGGGTGAGCCACATGGCGACCAGAGGCAGAAAGCCAACACCAACAGCCCTGAAACTGCTGGAAGGCAATCCGGGAAAAAGAAAACTGAATAGCCGCGAGCCCATGCCGGAGCGGAAAGCGCCTGCCTGTCCCAAGTGGCTCGAGCCGGAGGCAAAGAAAGAATGGCGCAGACTTGCCCGCAAGATGGAACTCATGGGAATTCTGACCGAGGTGGATATGGCGGCCTTTGCCGGTTACTGCCAGGCGTTTGCCAGATGGAAGGAAGCAGAAGAGTTCATTACGCAGCACGGAACGATCGTGAAAACTCCTTCCGGCTACTGGCAGCAGGTACCGCAGGTGTCTATCGCACAGACATACCTCAAGGTGATGAACCGCTTTGCCGAGCAGTTTGGCCTGACGCCTGCATCCCGGTCCCGAATCGTTGCGGATACAGCCTCCCGGGAGGATGAGGACGAAATGGAATCTCTGCTGCGAGGTGTCAGCTGATGGTGAAAACGGAAAGGCCTGAAGGTTATCCCAAACTGGAAAACTATCAGCCGACGCCGTTCATGCTTGAGACCTCGCACTATGACGAGGCAAGAGCGGACAAGGCTGTCCGGTTTATTGAGAATCTTTCCCACACCAAGGGAAAGTGGGATGGCAAGCCGTTCTGGCTGCTTCCATGGCAGGAGCAGATCATCCGGGACATTTTCGGAGTGGTCGATGAGAACGGTCATCGGCAGTTCCGGACGGCATACATCGAAATCGGCAAGAAAAACGGCAAGAGCGAGCTGGCCGCAGCGGTCGCGCTGTATCTGCTTTATGCGGACAACGAACCTTCTGCGGAGGTATACGGCGCGGCAGCCGATCGGCAGCAGGCATCCATTGTGTTCGACGTTGCAAAGCGAATGGTCGAAAAGTCACCCGCGCTGCTCAGAAGGTCGAAGATTGCAGCTGCCACGAAGCGGCTGGTCAATTATTCGAACGCCGGTTTCTACCAGGTGCTTTCGGCAGAGGTCGGCACCAAACACGGCCTCAATGTTTCAGGCCTCGTGCTGGATGAGGTACACGCGCAGCCGAACCGGAAACTGTATGATGTCCTGACGCAGGGCTCCGGTGATGCCCGGGAGCAGCCGCTGTATTTCCTGATCACAACAGCAGGCACTGACAGAGAGAGCATATGCTATGAACTGCATACGAAAGCTCAGGATATACTTGGCGGTCGCAGGGTAGACCACACATTCTATCCTGTCGTGTACGGGCTGACTGAAGAGGATGACTGGACCGATGAGAGCAATTGGTATAAGGCCAACCCGTCTCTCGGACAGACAATTCGCATCGAACGGGTGCGGGAGATGTTTCAGGAGGCAAGGGAGAATCCGGCAGAGGAGAATGTGTTCAAGCAGTTACGCCTTAACATGTGGGTTTCCTCTCTGACGCGCTTTATACCGGAGCAGATTTACGCTCTCGGAGACACACCGATCGATATGAGTGCGCTGCAGGGCAGGGAATGCTACGGCGGACTGGACCTGTCCAGCACAGGCGATATCACGGCGTTTGTCCTCATGTTCCCGCCGCGAACAACCGAAGAGAAATACATTATGCTTCCATTCTTCTGGATTCCGGAGGATACGATCCCGCTTCGCGTCCGCAGAGCTTCGGTTCCGTATGATGTCTGGCAGAAGCAGGGGTACATCATGGCAACCGAAGGAAACGTAATCCACTATGACTTCATAGAGAAGTTCATCGAAAAGCTCGGTGAGCAGTATCACATTATGGAGATCGCGTTTGACCGGTGGGGTGCTGTGCAGATGGTACAGAACCTGGAGGGCATGGGATTCACTGTGGTTCCGTTCGGTCAGGGGTTTAAGGATATGAGCCCGCCGACGAAGGAATTTCTGAAGCTCCTCATGGAAGGAAAGATCATCCATGGCGGGCATCCGGTCATGCGGTGGATGAGCGGCAACGTTGTGGTCGACAGGGATGCCGCAGAAAACATCAAGCCGACAAAGGCAAAGTCTCCGGAAAAGATCGACGGCATCGTGGCGGCGATTATGGCGCTCGACCGGTGTATCCGCCATCAGGAACAAAGCAGCGTATACGATGAGCGCGGCATCCTGTTTATCTGAAGAAAGGGGAAAGGAAATGGGCATTTTCAGCGGCTTATTCAAATCAAGAGACAGACCTGCAAACAGTACGGTCGGGTCCAGATATGCATTTTACATGGGCGGTTCCTCGGCGGGCAAATCCGTCACGGAGCGCAGCGCAATGCAGATGACGGCAGTTTATGCCTGTGTCCGAATCCTGTCGGAGGCAATCGCCGGTCTGCCGCTTCACCTGTATCACTACGCGGAGGACGGCAGCAAGGAAAAGGCGATTCAGCACCCGCTGTATCTGCTGCTGCACGATGAACCGAATCCGGAGATGAGTTCTTTTGTCTTTCGGGAAACGCTTATGACGCACCTGCTGCTGTGGGGAAATGCATATGCGCAGATTATCCGCAACGGAAAAGGAGAGGTCATCGCCCTGTATCCGCTGATGCCGAACAAGATGACGGTCGGCAGAGACGAGAAGGGTCAGCTTTACTACACCTACCAGAAATCGCAGGATGAGCTTCCTAAGGATAATACCTACACGGTGACGCTTCATTCCTCGGATGTGCTCCATATCCCCGGGCTCGGCTTTGACGGCCTTGTCGGATACAGCCCGATCGCGATGGCGAAGAACGCAATCGGGCTCGCGATCGCGACAGAAGAGTTCGGCGCGAAATTCTTTGCCAACGGTGCCACGCCGGGAGGCCTTTTGGAGTATCCCGGAACGGTGAAAGATCCCGACAGAGTACGGGAAAGCTGGAATAAAGGCTTCTCCGGAAGCCAGAATGCCGGAAAAGTCGCGATCCTGGAGGAAGGGATGAAGTACACCCCGATTTCCATCGCTCCGGAACAGGCGCAGTTTCTTGAAACCAGAAAATTTCAGATTAACGAAATAGCCCGAATTTTCCGGGTGCCACCGCATATGGTCGGCGATCTGGAAAAGTCGAGCTTTTCTAATATTGAGCAGCAGAGCCTCGAGTTCGTGAAATATACACTGGATCCGTGGGTCGTCCGCTGGGAGCAGTCAATCCAAAGGGCACTTCTGAAGCCGGAAGAGAAGGCGGATTACTTCGTTAAGTTCAATCTGGAAGGCTTGCTGCGCGGTGATTACCAGAGCCGTATGAACGGCTACGCCACAGCGAGGCAGAACGGTTGGATGTCGGCAAATGATATCCGTGAACTGGAAAATCTGGACCGGATTCCTACCGATGAAGGCGGGGATCTGTATCTCATTAACGGCAATATGCTTCCGCTCAAACATGCGGGCGCATTTGCAGATATTGAACAAGGAAAGGAGGAACCGAATGATGAAGCATAACAGGTTCTGGGTATGGAAGAATGCGGCGGAAGAGGAGCCGGAAGCAGGGAGAGTTCTGGAACTGAACGGTACAATCGCTGAGGAGAGCTGGTTCGATGACGACGTTACCCCGGCTCAGTTCAAAGAAGAATTACACGCCGGCTCCGGCCCGATCACGATCTGGATCAATTCGCCGGGAGGTGACTGCATCGCTGCCAGCCAGATTTATTCCATGCTCATGGATTACAGGGGCGAGGTAACGGTGAAGATCGACGGCATTGCGGCGTCTGCGGCATCCGTCATTGCGATGGCAGGAACGAAGGTCCTTATGGCGCCGACAGCTCTGATGATGATTCACAATCCTGCGACGATTGCGTTCGGAGACCATGAGGAAATGCAGAAGGCAATCGACATGCTGAATGAAGTCAAGGAGAGCATCGTCAATGCGTATGAGCTCAAAACCCGCCTTTCCCGTTCAAAGCTTTCCCGTCTTATGGACGAGGAAACATGGATGAATGCAAAAAAGGCGATTGAACTCGGCTTTGCTGACGGAATGCTGGAGGACGGGAAGAAAGCCGCCGATGAGGCGGACGCCTACGCATTTTCCGGTAAGGTGGCGGCAGCTGCTCTGGTGAACAGAATCGCCGCCAGGACAAAACCGACCGAATCTCCCAAACCCGAAGGTCGCTCTGTGGATGAACTCAGAGCACAGCTGGAAACGATCCGTAAATACATCTGATGAAGGAGGAAACAAGCAATGACGATCAACGAACTGCGCACGAAGCGCGCAACCCTGTGGAACACCATGGAGGGTTTCCTGGATACCCACAGAAACGACATGGGTGTTCTGTCTGCCGAAGACGATGCCACCTATGCAAACATGGAGAAGGACCTCGACAGCCTGACGAACGAGATCAGGCGCATGGAGCGGCGCGAGGCGTATGAAGCCGAGCTTTCCAAGCCGGTAAATCAGCCGATTACGGAGAAGCCGGAGCAGATCGCGCACCCCGAGAAGACCGGCCGTGCTTCCAACGCTTATCGGGAGGACTTCGGGAGGCATCTCCGCGGCAAGCTGCCGATTCACAATGTTCTGTCCGAGAGTACGGATGCTGACGGCGGTTATCTGGTCCCTGAGGAATTCGAGCGCCAGATTATTGCCGGCCTCGATGAGGCAAATGTCGTGCGTTCCCTTGCCAAGGTGATCACCACGCACCATGACAGAAAGATTCCGATTTCGGTCGGACACTCTGTTGCAACCTGGACGGCTGAGAATGCGGCTTTCACGGAAAGCAACCCGACTTTCGGCATCAAGCAGATTGATGCTTTCAAGCTGACGGATCTGATTCGTGTCAGTGTGGAGCTTCTGCAGGATGCGGAATTTGATCTGGAAAGCTACATCGCTGCAGAGTTTGCAAGAGCCTTCGGTATTGCCGAGGAGCAGGCGTTCTGTGTGGGCACGGGTACCAACCAGCCGACCGGCATCTTCACCGCCAGCGGCGGCACTGTGGGCGTGACAGCGGCTGCTGCCAATGCCATCACCGTGGATGAGATGATCGGCCTGATCTATGCGCTGAAGTCTCCGTACAGAAAGAACGCAAAGTTCCTCATGAATGACACGACGGTCGCACTTCTCCGTAAGCTGAAGGATCAGAACGGCGCGTATCTGTGGCAGCCCTCGGTTCAGGCCGGTCAGCCGGACAAGCTGCTGGGCTATGATATCTACACCTCTCCGTATGCGCCGACGGTG